ATGTATCAAGCCCAAGTGATAGCAGTGGCGGAGTAGGCAGCCAACCAAGAGCCTTTACAAGTCCAAGAGTAGACACTAACCAACAAACTACGAAAGTAATTGTAACCGAGACGGATATAAGAAGCGTGACGGGTAACGTTAGCGGCATCTATAATAGGGCAGTGGTGGTGGAATAGTGCCGATAATTAGATTTAGAATCTAACATAAGTTAAACCCCATAATCCTTGAGGGATTACAAGACACATATTCGGGCGTTGTAAAACATAGACTCACTTAGCCATTTGCTCTTTAAGCCATTTTACCCCATCCTCAAAACCTTCGTTATATTCAGTCGTGTAACTTCCATAATATGGAAGTCCGTCAACCCAAGCCTTTACTTGCTCCTCATTCGGCAACGATTTTACAACATCAGCTATAATTAATGCTTTAGTTTTGTGGTCTTGTAAATCAAATTCTTTTTTCATCTTGTTTTGTGTTTAATTAATAAGTCAGTTTTATAAGTCGGCACTAACCATAGCCAAACCGTTAACTACAAATAAAAAGGGCGACTTATTCGGTCTGCTCAATTTTATCTGTAATAATATTTCCTTTTTTATTGAATTTTAAACCGTGTAAAGGGCAGGTTTTTATTCCATTTTTATCTGCTTTTACTTGTGATAAGTCATATCCTCTATGGGGGCATTTACCTTTATGAATGCATTTGTGTTTTAATTTAGATTTTTTAATCATACTTACAGGGGTAATTCCTTTAAATTCAGAATTAATTACTGGCAATAAAAAATATTCTAAATTCCCAAAATCTTGTTTTGGTCTTATTTCATTTCCAAAAATATGAAAAGAATGTTTGTTTTTTATAGTTGGAAAATTACCATTATCATTGTGCTTTAAAAATCTATAATCTAAATGATAGTGAGTTTCGGTTTGTCCGTTTTCAATATCATTATGAGGATGATTAATTATAGGTAATATATGCATTTTAGTTTTTGTTACACTATTTGTTATGTCTAACCATAATTCATCTTCATCTTTTAAAACATATTCCCTTTTAACTAAACAAGGCACAAGTACTTTTTCGCCTTTTAATAATGGTCTTTTTATATTTTCTACTCTCATTTTTTTACGGTTTTAACATACTTCCAAAAATTCAAATCAACTTCAATATTCGCTTTATCAGAAATATGCAAGTATTTACCATCTTTGTTTTCGTAAATTTTAAAACTCCCAGCTAATCTTTTTAGCCGGGAGTTTGTGTATTCTTTTAGGCTGCACATATCCTTTCGTTTATTTCTAATTTGCTGATTGGGAAAAATCTACCTCTTGAATATCTGTAAAAACGAACTCCTTTTTTTGTCATTTTTGAGTACACATTAAATACTTTTCCGTTTTCGTGTTTTACTTGCTCTCCTGTTTGTGTCATTGTATTTGTCATAATTTATTTGTTTTAATTTGATAGTGCAAATATACACCAATATCTAAACATACAAACTATTAAGTGCGATTTTTATTTGCCCGTTATACAAACCTATTGTATATGATTATAATGGACTTACCCTTTATAGAGTTTAAACTATCCGAAGATGTCGAAGGACTGCAAGCGATTGCTTTAGTTGACAAGCCCGCTATCGGCGTAAATTACCAAGCATTTGAAACTCAAAAGTTTGAAGTAATAAACGAAGAGAAGCGCATAGTTATGGGAGCTGCTATGATTCCAGACCTACCTATTTACAGAAGGGATGAACGTGGTGAGTACTATGCTATTTTCAAAAAGGATACTATAAAGGCTCTAGTCCAAAAATTCTTTAAGGAGTCTAAACAAGGTTCTTTTAACGAGCAGCACGACCAATTTAAAATACTAGACGGCGTTTATGTATATCAATCATTCATTACAGACGAGGAGCTAGGCATCTCAGCTCCTACAGGGTTTGAGAACATAGCAGATGGCACGTGGTTTATAGCTGCCAAAGTAGATAATGATGAAGCGTGGGCAAAGGTAAAGAAAGATGGACTCTTAAAAGGGTTTAGTGTAGAAGGGATCTTCGATTTAGAACCGTATAAATTTAAAACAATGAATAAAATCAATTTAGAAAGCGTAATAAATACGCTAAAATCTGTATTCTCGGATGCAGAAGCTGAGGTCGTAGAGACTCCAGAAACTAATTTTGCTGAGGCTACACTTGTGGACGGCACTATAGTGAAGTGGGAAGGTGAGCTAGCCGAAGGTACTGCTATTGTAGTAGTGTTGCCAGAGGGTGAAGTAGCTGCTCCAGACGGAACGCACGAACTTACTGACGGTACTATCTTAGAGACTGCTGGCGGTCTTGTTGTATCTGTTACCGAAGGAGTTGGTGAAGTAGCTACAGAGGACAACGAGTTCACTGCTGAGCAACTTAACGAAATGCTAGACAAGGTTATGGGTAACTATGCTAAGGCTTTCAATGAGCAACTGGAAGCGGTTGTATCTGAAAACAAAAACCTAAGCACTCAACTTTCAGAAATGAAAGCAAACAAAGAGGACTTAAAAGCTGAGTTTTCAAAAGCGATGGACAAGGTAATACTAAACTTTGAAGACCTTGCGAAAAGCGAGCCGTCTACTTCTAGTAAGCCAGCAGAATTTAAAGCACTTAGCAGAGCCGACAAAGCAGCTAGAATGGGTGCAGCACTTAGAGCAACTAATAAAACAAATAAATAAAAATGAGTTTCGATGTATCAGGATTGACAAATTATGTCAACGAGCAAAGTAAAGACTTAATTTCGAGATTATATTTCGAGAAAACGTCTAGCGACTACTTCACGCTACAATCTGGAGTAAAAAAGACAGACGCACTTCACCTATTAGCAGTGACTGCATTTCCTCAAGACGGTAGCGGATGTTCTGCAACTGCGTCTGGAGATGTAATCTACACAGACAGAAACATTACAGTAGGGCAAATCACTTACTTTAGCGGTTTTTGTATGAAGGATTTGATTCCTAAGTACACACAAACTTTGTTAAAAGCTGGCAACGCTGAAACGGATAGCCTTCCTTTTGAAGCTGAAATCGCGGACTCTATTGTTAAGACAATAATGGAGCACAACGAAACTGCTGACTGGCAAGGAGACACTGGAAGCGGCAACGTTTACATAAACAAGTATGACGGTCTTATTAAGACTATAGACGCGGCGGGTACTGCGGTAGACGGTAACACTGGATCGGTAACGGCTGCGACGGGTGTCACTTCTGGAGCATCTGGGAACGTTGACACTTTAATAAGAGACATTTGCAACGCTAGACCAGCAAAGCTAAAGTCTTCTACTACTCAAGTTCTATTTGTAGGACAAGACGTATTCGATAAGTACGCGGACACTCTACAAGCTAAGAACCTATACCACGTTAATGCTACTGAATGGACTGACTACGTTATGAAAGTAGTAGGTAAAAATGTAAAGCTAGTTGGTGTAGTTGGACTTGACGGCACAAACAGAATGTTCTTAGGAACACAAGAAAATTTCTTCTTAGGTTTTGACCTTCAAAATGACGAAGAGGAGTTTGATATGTGGTACGAAAAGAAAGACGATAAGGTTTACTACAGAGTTAAATTCAAAAGAGGTTTGCAAGTAGCTTACCCTTCTGAAATTGTTGAATTTACTTTAGTACCGTAATCGTATGGCTTGTGATATAACAACGGGCTTTACAGTAGGTTGCAACGATTCCATCGGTGGTGTTGCTGAATTTTGGTTTGCCAATATGGTAGACGATTTCGCAGTAACCGAAGCGGCGGGCGTAGCTAGTGCAATTACGGGTACATCTCTTATTTACTACAAATATGAGTGTACCAACGCACAAGGAGCGACGTCAGTAATGAACGACAATCCTACAGTAAACGACCAAAACGGAACGTCATATTTTGACCAGACCGCTACGTATGTAATCAATAAACTTGATGTGGCGAAGCGTAACGAGGTGAAGATGTTGGCAAGAGCTAAGCTATCTGTAATCATCTTAGATAACAACGGAGTGTATTGGCTAATGGGTAAAACTAACGGCGTTAGAATGACGGCAGGAGACACGGGAACGGGTACGGCTCTAGGTGATAGAAGTGGCTACTCTTTATCCTTTCAAGCTATGGAATTTGAGCCTATGCCTACCGTAACGGCTGGAGCTTTTCCTATAGTATAATCGTCTAATCTTAGACACTAATATGCCCGCTGCTTAACGGTGGCGGGTTTTTTTAAATATGGACATAATAGAACTAAATACCACCAATTATATTTACTGCAATATCTCAAACGAGACGAGCAAAGACTTCTATACAATGACCATTGAAGCGGCGGAGTATGAGGTAAATGTAACCTTAGCCGCACCCGTTAGCGTTAACGGTAGGTATGTAACTTTCAATCTAATTGAGGGAACACAAGACCTAGCAAACGCCACAATAGCCCTACCTAATAACGGGGACTATCCATATAAGATAATAAACGCCGAAACACTTGGCGGAACTGTGGGAGTAGAAGTACATCGCGGGATATTGAGATTAAAGCAGCCACAAGAGACTGTCTATTCTTACACAAATGAGCAAACAACGGTAATATATGAGTAATTTCCCAGTGGCTACAACTTTCGCAAGTGCCGAAGTGCCTAAGTTCTTAGAGAAAAAGAGCCAAAACCTAGTTTATTTTGGTGCAGATAACCTCTACCCACAAGAACTAATAGACCTATATAATGATTCTAGTACTCACAACGCTATAATAAACGGCAAAGTGGGCTACATTGTAGGCAATGGACTAGAAAGTGACGACTTAAAAGTTAAGAAATGGCTATCTTCTGCTAACTTATCGGAGGATTGGACTAGTTTATTGAAGCGAGTGGCACTAGATTACGAGTTATTCAATGGTTACGCTATTGAAGTAATAAGAACGGCGGTGGGTAATCAATACTACCACATAGACTTTGCTAATATAAGACTAGGCTTAGATGGTTCTATACAATACGCTGACGACTGGATTACAGAAAAAGGGACTATGAACTCAAGACCGGACATAAAACCCCTTGACAAGTATGACCCTACAGACTTAGAGCAGAAAGTAGGTGTTATCTACCACGTAGATTATAGACCTAATCTTAAATACTACCCTTTACCCGTGTATGTAGGCTCTTTAGCTGAGATAAAAACGGATGTACAGATAGGCGACTACTGGCTTAATGAGGTTAAGAGTGGATTTGCTGGAGGTACTATAATTACGCACAACAACGGAGTGCCAGAGACCTTAGAAGAGTCGCAAGCATTTGAAAAGCAATTCCAAGATAAGTTCGGAGGTGCTTCTGGAACTAAAATAGTACATTTATTCTCTCCATCTAAAGAGAACTCTAGCGAGATAGAAAGCCTTAACGGTAACGACTTACACGAGCGATATGTAGAGATGAGCAAGCGAGTAAAGGAGTCTATATTTATAGGTCATCGAGTTACTAACCCTATACTTTTCGGAGTAAAGGAACAAGGGCAACTAGGCGGACGGAGTGAACTAGACTTAGCTTATGAAATATTCTCCAATACCTACGTACAAGAAAGAAAAAATACAATACTAAGAACTGTTAAAAAATTAGCATTCTTAGAAATACAAAATACAGACATAGAACTGCTACCACTTAAACCTATAGACACTATAGACCTCACTAGCGACATTATCTTAGGCAACCTAACACGTCTAGAAATAAGGAACTTAATAAACGAGCAGACGGGCTTAGACTTAGCAGAAGAGGGAGCTGCTAGCGGAGTAATACCTATATCATCAGCTCCAAGCGGCGACGTGACAACTACAGACTTACCTAGCGAAGAAGCAGCCCAAAAAGAAACGTCTTATAACGGGGCTCAGATAGCTAGTGCATTGTCTATAGTGGAACAAGTTAAGATTGGCATGCTATCAAGCTCTCAAGGCTTAGCGTTCTTAATTGAGTTCCTTAGATTATCTCCAGAAGCAGCGGCAAAACTGCTAAAAAAGGACGCCACCCCCGTTGGTATGTGCTCTCACTTTGCAGAAGAGGAAAACATAAGCCACATCTTTAACGACATAGGAGTAAGCGAGGACGATTACGAGGAGATAGATAGATTCGAGATAAACTTTGATAGCGACGGGCAGCCAATGGAGTTTGCAACGGAAGGACAAGGCATAATTCAAAGAGTGCTAAAAGCAATTTTAGACAATCCACTTATCGCCGCCACTGGCATATCTGATATACTAGGCTTAGCTTTACCTTCCTTAATGGACTCGCTAGGAGTATTAAAAGACTCTAAGCTTATAGAAGTAGAAGCTAATAATATAACACTCACGCCAATAGGTGAGCGAGTGGCTAAGGTTATAGATGTACCATCTGTAGAAATAAAGTACAAGTACACCCTAAGACCAAACGCTCCAGCTTTAAGTGCTGGCGGTAAGTCTAGAGATTTCTGTAAGGAAATGATGATGAAAAAGAAGCTATACTCTAGGGAGGAAATAGAGAATAAGCGTAACGATATGGATACAAGTGGGTTTGCAGACGTTACTAACGTTTGGCTAGCTCGTGGAGGTTGGTATCAGCCAAAGGGAGAAGGTAAAGCGGCTCTGCCTTATTGCAGACATATTTGGAGTCAAGTAATAGTTAGAAAAAAGAAATAATTTTAATAGTAAGCCCAGCATTCGTAAAAGAAAACACCGTACTAAACTACAACGTAGACGACGGGTATTTGAAGCCGCTTATAGATAGTATTCAAAATACATTTGTACGTCCTATTTTAGGGAGTGCCTTGTTTGATGAGATACAATCGCAAATACAAGCGGGCACGGTGTCGGGATTAAACGAGACTTTAATCAAGCAGTACTTAAGGGATGCTTTAAAATGGGAGGTGTGCCATAAGTACACAAGAATAGGCACTTACAAGCTAAACAATAAAGGGGCTGGCACTCACTCAGGCGACAATTTCAGTGCATTGTCTCAGCAAGAGCTAGTGACGGCTAAGAGTATTTTTAAAGATAGTGCAGACTTCTACCGTAGAAAGCTAAAGCTATACTTGAAAGAGAACGCAACGTCTTACCCTTTGTATAACACACCTCCAAGCGGTAGCGATGTAGTACATCCAGAAACGGACGTACAATGGAGAAGCCAGTTTATCCTATGAAGAGCGTAACAATAAAGAATATACAGTCTATTATGGAGGGGATAGCGTCTGAGCATCCACAAATAAACACCGTTTTAAAGGGTAATTTGTGGGATGTAGACTTGACTAAAGATGTAACGGGTTCGTATTTAATCTATGACGTTGCTTCTATCTCTCCGAATGGGTTTAATGGAATAGACTATTCCTTAGATATATTCTTGTGCGACAACGTGACAGAAATAAACACGGCAACGAATGAAGTCGATGTGCAAAATGAATGTAGCTTAATCGCTCTTGACATTATGAGCATCTTTGAGAATTACAACAAAGCAAGTTGGGCAGATAAAGACTTACATTTAGTATTAAATAAGACTTGGAGTATCCAGCCCTTCTCTGAAAGGTTTGATAGTTTGTATTCTGGGGCTGCAATTAATATGTCAATCAGTACGGGCTACGGCTACGCAAGGTGTAAAGTTCCAATAAAAATATAAAAAATAAAATAAAATAAAATAAAATGAGTACTACAACAGATTTACTAATAGCTCGTAACGGTCAGAAATTTACCGATTCAGCAGCAGCTATCACGGGTGCAACTATCACAGAGAACTACATCTACATTGTAATCAATGAAGAAGCAGTAGTGTCTACGCTTACAAGCTCAGAAGGTACTAACCTTGTCACAGAGATAGGGGTAGCAGCTAAGACGCTTTCTACTGGAATGATACTAGCAGCACCAAGCGGAGAGTTTTTGACTGCGGTAACACTTGCAAGCGGTTCAGCGTTCGCCATTAAAGGAGGACAATAATGTACGGGTTTGGCTTTGGATTTGGTTTCAAGTCTAACGGGGTAAGCATACGTACTGATCTATTCAATGCGTACAAGCTACGAGTGCTTGCAGACGGAGGAGTGGTAGAGAATGAATCTTGTACAATAACATTTTTAGATAGCATACAATGAGTTTATATAGCGAAGCAAGTTTAATAGTATATCCAAGTGGATACAAAGAGAGCAAGATATATGCTCAGAAGCCAATAGATGGCAGTGGTGACCTAACTTTCGCACGAGCATCTACTGCTACGAGAGTAAACGAAAGTGGACTAATAGAGTCAGTAGCTACAAACGTACCACGCATAGACTACACTAACGGATGTGGGTCTTTGCTCTTAGAGCCGCAGAGGAC